TACCTGAACCACAAAACGGCGATGACGTCCCGCCTGCACATCCACTGTCGCCACAAGGAAATTAACGCCATCCGGCACACTGCGGGAAGGAACTGGCTCTGCCCGCTGCTCAAGCAGTTCACTTTTTCGTTGCTCCATGCTGGCACGGGGAAGATAAGGTAATCCCCAGTCGGTATTGATAACCGCCCTGAGTGTTTCTTCACTTCCGGTTGTCTCGTATTCCTGTTCTGCAGTAAGCAGTTTGTAAACGAGTTGCGAGAGTGTCTGGTAAGCAGCTGCCGGACCCTCCATCCAGAATGACGCAATACGTGAGCGTCGGGGATCACCATAACGACTGCCATCCGCATTGATGGATTCACCATCCCGCAACCAGACCCCACGTCCGTTCAGCTCACGTTTGTGTTCAGGCATAATCCGTCCTGAACAGGAAGGACACTGAATATAAGCCGCCTCACTTGCCAGCACGGGATCGGTAATATCACGGAAACCAGCAACCACATCGCCGCAGGGCTGAAAATACTCACCACAGTGTGGACAGGGCCAGTACCAGCGACGGCGATCACCACGGTTATAGAGCGACAGGATCCCCGTGGTTGGTGGAGCCTCATGCGGTGAAGTCCGTCGCCATTTCACATCCTTCACATCCCTGCCGGGGGAACTCTCCACCAACGTCATACCGCTGGACATAAATGTGGTGGTACGTTTTGAGGCAAGAGAGAAGGCATCCCCCTCGCCATCAATATCTTCCGGAAAACGGTCATAATCCGTCAGCGCGACGCATTTATAATCTGATGAGGACATGATATTGACTGACGGCCAGCCGATTTTCAGGTAGTTGCCAGCAAGGAATGTTCTGTCATAAACGTTGTTGTCATTTTTGTTCGGACTCAGGCGACTGACCACTTCCGGGCTGACGCGAAACGTTCTGGCGAGTCGTTTTTTGGAGTGTTCGCGGGCTTTTTCCTCCGTCATCTGAATGATCAGCATATCAGCAGGATCGCAAATCACGTTGTAAATCACCCAGCCGTCAATCAGGCCGATAGTCTTGCCGGTTCGTGCCGGGCCAACAAATATCACTGCGTCGTATTCACGCGAGGCCAGGCAGTTCATCGGCTCAATAACATACGGTGCCACCAGCGGATCCCACGGGACTGAGTTCCCTGCCCCCATGGGCACCCGCATATACTGAGCAACGGCATCAGCAACCCGCATTCGTCTCGGTGCGCGAAGGATATAACCTGAATCGGTTCGTGCTGCCTTTGCGGTTTCCTGATTCAGCATTACTCCTCCTGCTGTAATTCCTCCTCATCATCCGCACCTGCTTCAGTCACCCGCAGGGCTATCTGATCGCGCAGATCATCAATAATGGACTGAACACGGCTCACAGCGGCAGGCTGCAGACCGCAGTCACGTTCCAGAATATCCGGTAATGTCTCCAGCACCTGCACGACCGCTTTTGCCCAGATGGCAAACTCCCGTCTGACATCACTGGCCGGAATGAGTTGTGCCGTTTCCTGTTCGAACTTAAGACGCTCACGTTCAGACTGATACCAGGCTTTGCGCTCATGCGCGTCCATTTCGCCTTCTGCAACCGGCGGTGGCAATGCCAGAAATGCCGACACAATATCAACCACCCGATAAAGCTTGAGGTTGCTTTCATGCCCCCCTGCAACGGGTAGATTTTGCAGCCTTGCCGCAGCAGTCTGGCGATGTACACCTGACAGTGCCGCCAGTTGACTGATATTCAGCGTCAGATTTTTTAACTCTCGATCCATACCCGCTCCAGAATGTTTTAAACATGCATCTTGCGAACAACTTTAGGCAAACGGTGTTAGTGATGAACAAAAAACAATCAAAATCGACACTGCAAAAATAAAACTACTGTAATATCAATCAATTACAGCAGTGGTGATGACGAATGAAATTTCAAAAACTAGCCTTTTTCCGCGACGCTCCCGCCCCGTGGCAGGCCACCCCACCGGAAGGACCCGCCAAAATGAGAGTGATTATCACCATTGCTGATGAATAAATTGATGAAAATCATTGAAACGCCTTTCAGCAAGATAACGGCGACGGTCGTTGTTGAACTCCGTAGCTCTGCTACTAAGGTTAAAAGCATGGCCATCTTTTGCCACCGGCAAATCTTCAATGGATTTCCCCTGCCGGTTTTTTATTCCTCACATTATCGCAGCCCCTCAGTGAAGGGCTGCTGTAATGCCTGCTCTTACTCAGTAACGACCGCGCCTTCCGGTAATTTCATACCGGCAAATACCGGACAGCCCGGGGATCGTTATCTGCAGCTGGTTAGCCAGGGAGTTAATCTCAGCGACCAACACTGGCTTCGTATAGCGCCATGCCGCCAGCCCTTGTCCACAGAAGCTCGCCATATCTTTTTTCTGATCAAACTCATGACACTTCATATTGAGCTGCGCACTTAAGCTGTTGCGATGCTGAAGTTCTCCGGTGAAGTAGTCATCCAGGACTTTATAGGCTGCATATTTAAATCCGGGGTTTAGCCATGCTGCATAATCATAAGCAACAAACTTCCCGCCATATGTTCCACCGTGTACACCGCGCTCAGTAAAAACCACAGATTCGTGTTTTTTCTCCAGCTACTTAATGCGCTGGGTGCGGATATATTCCTGCGCCCCTTCCAGTTGCTTCTGCATCGTCATCAACCGTTCTCTGAGGGTGAAATAATCCCGTTCAGCGGTGTCTGCCAGTCGGGGGCTGGTTGCATTATCCATGCTGGTGGGTCCGGTGGCTTCACGCACGGCTGCGGAGCAACTGGCATTGACCCGCAGGCGCTTACGACCAGCGGCAACATCAGCGCGCAGAGTTTCATTTTCAGTTTTCGCATCGGCTAACTCCTTCGTGTATTTTGCATCGATCGCAGCAACATCACGCTGACGCTGCTGCATGTCAGCGATGGTGGCGGTCGCCTGCTTCAGCTCACTGACTTTTTTATCACGCTGTTCTTTGTAGGCGATGGCGTTATCACGGTAATGATTGACCGCCCACGACAGGCAGACGATGATGCAGATAACCAGAGCGGAGATAATCGCGGTTACTCTGCTCATTGTTGCCCCCACAAACAGACTTCACGCTCAATCTCACGACGAGTCATCAGGCCTTTCCATTGCTTACCGCCAGCGTATGTCCAGCGACGTAGCTGGTCACATGCGCCTTTGATATCGCCCTGGTTGATTTTGCGAAGAAGCGTCGATGTTCTGAAATTGCCAGCACCCACGTTGTAGACGAACGAGTAAAGAGCGCCGCGCGTTGTTTCCGGTATATCGACTTTGATGTACGGGTTAATTTGTCTGGCGACCGTGGCAAGGTCTTTATTCAGGAGGGCTTTGCATTCTGCTTCGGTATACGTTTTACCTAGCATGATGTCTTTTCCGGTGTGTCCGTGACATACAGTCCATACGCCAACGATATCTTTGTATGGTATGTAGCTGACACCTTCCAGGCCATCGTCACCACTCGGACCAGTGATGAGCACAGACGCTATGGCAACAGCCCCACCACCAATAGCAGCAGCAACAGCCTTGCGTAATGATGGCGACATTATTCACCTCTCGCAGCCTTACGCTTATCTTCTTTAATCTTGAAATAAAGGTTTGTCAGATACGTCAGCAAGCCAAATACCAGACTACCTAGCACACCTATTGCCGCCCACTGTGAGGGCGTGACTTTATCGAGCAACTGTAAAAACCAGTACCCGGCACTACCTGCTGAGGTGCCATAGGCGACACCCGTTGTTAACTTATCCATGGATTTCATAACCCCACCTCGCAGATGCGGGTGCTGTGTAATGGAAATAAAAAGGCCACCTACGTGGCCACCAGATTATTTCCCCACCAGCTCGTTTATCTCTTTCACTGTCTGGTTAAACCGCTCTGACTCAAGCTCAACACCTAAGGCCCGACGCCCCAGCGCCATTGCTGCTTTTATTGTGGAACCGGATCCCATAAAAAAATCAGCAACCAGATCACCAGGTCGACTACTGGCATTGATTATTTGCCGGAGCATATCCGCAGGTTTCTCACACGGATGTTTACCCGGGTAGAACTGAACGGGTTTATGCATCCAGACATCGGTATAAGGCACGGAGACTGATACGGAGAAATAGCGCCGGAGAGATTTAAACTCATCCAGCAATTCAGAATATTTGCGATTTAGTGAATCATAAGATGCCACCAGCTGGTGGTGTGGTTGTTCCAGTTGTTGTTCCTGAAACTTCTCTGCCGCTATACGGGAAAACAGTGCCTGTAACTTCCGATAGTCAGCCTCATTCGGCAACTGCCACTGACTGGCACCAAACCAGTGGGAAACCATATTTTTCTTACCTGTGGCTTCGGCAATTTGTTTTGCCGTTATACCCAGTTCGGCACGAGCATCCCTGAAATACGATATCAGCGGTGCCATTATGTGCTGTTTGAGTTCCCTTTCTTTTGCCGCATAGCCGTCACTTTTGCCACGATATGGCCCCTGGTAATGTTCAGCAAACAGAACGCGCTCTGTGGCAGGAAAATATGCGCGCAGACTTTCTTTATTACACCCATTCCAACGTCCGGACGGCTTCGCCCAGATGATATGGTTAAGCACGTTGAAACGTTCACGCATCATGATCTCAATATCAGATGCCAGGCGATGCCCACAGAACAGGTAAAGGCTTCCGGCAGGTTTTAACACCCGCCAGAACTGGGCCAGACAGTGGTCCAGCCACTTAAGGTAATCTTCGTCCCCTTTCCACTGATTGTCCCAACCGTTGGGTTTCACCTTGAAGTACGGCGGATCGGTAACAATCAGGTCAATGGAATCATCAGGCAGGGACTGAATAAAATGCAGGCAATCAGCGTTGATTAAATCAACACTGTTTATTTTTACAGTATTTTTCATGGATCAGTAAGCGTAACTCTGGTAGGCTCACTCTGCTTTTGCGCTAAAGCAGTGGGCCGTGGTTCGCTTGTGACCAGTAAGCATGAGCGAATGGCTGGCAGGTGCTACCAACACCCACCAGCCGCCCATTTTCACAGCAGGAAACCGCCATTACTGGCAGCGTCTGAATTTATTCCCGTACCCGCCGTTATCCTTCGCCAGACCCGCCAGAACTAACTGAGTCAGTATTAACTGGCACCGGGCTTCGCTTACTCCGGTAGTTCTCGTCATCATGCGTGGCGTTACCCACTTGTCAGCAGGTAAGAAATGAAGGACTGCGGCGGCGGTTTCTGTCATATCTTGCTGTTTTAGCATGTCTTTTTCCCTTCTGGTTAACATGACATACCAATAACTCTTGTATAAAAAGCCAGCAAGATAAAAAGTCAGTATTCACGACCACCAGCGTGTTTACTGTGCTGCACCAAGTTTACAGGTACAAAAAAACCGCTCAGCGGCGGGTTTAAGTTGTGTGGCGAAGTAACCACTCTTAACACAGTAATCTAGAAAATGCGGACCGCGTTAGTGATTTTTATCTGTTTTTCCATTATTTTTTTGCCACACAGCTTAAAACGAAAAATAAAGCAGGCGTTGCCAAACCTCACGGTGACAATTGGCTTAGAATGAGGACATATTTTTGGATAAGTTTGATGAGATTCATGTAGACATTGAATCTGAGCAGCAAGCCTTCGATTTGCTTGAAAGCTATCTTGATGGTTATGGTTTACCTGACAGTTTAAGTTTCAACGGATGGCCAAACCTTACCATCAGATTAACCGGTGAAAAATTCAACAGATCGCTAACACCTTCAGTTATGAAGGGATTTGTTGAAATGCAAGCTCAAATCAACAAATCATATGCCCTTGCCAAGTACGGTGTCCCTGACGTCCGCAAACTGACCAAAGAAGAACTTGATGCCCTAGAAATAGAAGTTACGGTAGAACAGGGTTCTTCAATAGTAGAAATCAACATTGATGGCTTTTTAACCAAACTCACACAGGAACTTGTTGGTAAAATGAACGCAACTGAGATCATGTTTACTGTTCTCGGCGCAGCAGTCATCTGGGGCGGAGTAACAGTATTTAAACGGTTCTTGGACAACCGTAAAGATATTCGCCTTGCAGAAATTGCTAAGGATGGAGAGAAAGAACATCTCCGGACTATGCAGATCATGAGTGAGCAAGAAACTAAACGCCTGCGGGTTATTTCAGAAATGATTGCGGAAAAACCACTTCTCGATAACATGGACCGTATGTCGTATGACGCTAAAACCCAAATGGTCAAATCCTTTGTGCGTTCAGATAACGCTCAAATTGATGGCGTTACTATTGATTCTGAAATGGCGAAAGAGTTGGTTACGAATGCTCGTAGACGTTCATCAGAAATGAGGATTGATGGTATTTACCGAATTGAAGAAGTCAATAATACTGACCCAGAGAGTTTCAAAGTTAAGGTCCGACGCGTAGATACCGACCAACGTCTAACCTGCGTAGTTCAGGATGTTTTCCTTGATGAATCCGGAAACAAAGAAGCATTGCAGCGAGCTGAGTGGGAAAGAAAGCCTGTACATTTGAGCATTAACGCAAAACACGTCGATGGTGACATTAAGTCAGCAGTAATTCTCTATGTTCGAGATGTGGAACAAAAGCCCGAGTAATCGGGCTTCAATAATCAATCTTTAATTTCGGGGTCCATCTCTAGACTAATTTCCAGCATCGATAGGCAGCCATCAATAAACCCCTCAGCCATCTGTATCTCAATGCGTATTAGTTTCTCATCCTTTTTACGAGCCTTGGCGAGCTTTCTTTTAGAGATACCGTATAGGTAATGGGCAACAAGAAGCGAATGTTCGTCCGGCCTTTTTTGCCTTAGACGAGCAAGACAACCTTCAATAATTAATGCATCACTATCTGAACATGCCTGACGTGTTTTGCTTGTATAGGGAAGAAGCCCTTTAAACCCAGCAGCTATAGGAGAATAGTCTACTCCTGAACTATCACTCGCCGCCCATGCTCCCCAACGATCCAGAACCATTTGAATATCACGCATCAACTTTCTCCACAAAATCAGGCCAGCACGCCAATTGCCAGCGCACGATCGATAAAACGAAATATCAGCTCCAACTGAGAGCCATACTTTTCTTCAAATACCACGGTATCCGCATGCAGCTCGTCGTGATGCTTTCTGCACAAAGGCAGCACGAAGAGGTCATGCGCTTTTGTACCCATTCCACCCTGACCGTGGCCTATCAGGTGGTGGGGATCATCTGCAGGCTTTCCACAACATGCACACGGCTGCGTCTTAACCCAGCGCGTGTACTTTTCGTTAACCCAGCGGCGACGTTTGGGACGTAACATAAAAGACTCCGGCGACTCCGGATCCACTTTCAGCGCCAGCACCTTTTTCGCTTTATCCTGGATGATGCTGGTGGCAGGAACCGAAGGCACAAGGTCACTTTCCCGGGTGACAGACGGCACAACAGGCTTCGGTAATCTCAGTGCCTTACGGGCTGCGCTTTCCGGTAAGGCATCCGCCAGGTCATTACGAACCAGCCACCAGCACAGTTCCGGCATTGTCACAACGTGACTGTCATCAAAACCGAGATCCCGACGCACGACAGACAACACCCAGCGGGCACAGTTATCCGTTGCCATTGATTCCAGCCGTTCCGTGAATTGATCGCGCAGCTGGTTATCGCAGTGCCAGCACAGACGGATTGCGCCCGGAGCATGCCGCATTGTGGTCATGTTCTCGCTGTGCCAGCCGGAATGAGGCCACTGACAGCCTTTTTCACGAAGTAACCAGCTTTCAAGACATTCCACGCCACCAGCACGACGGATCACTGCCTCATTACGGAACACGGCCCGAACGGCAGGATCATCCGCCAGTGGTTGTGATGCCGCCGGAACGGCACCACTGGCAAAAGATGAATAACGTTCCGGCTCAGGCTCCAGCAGGACACGCCCCTGCATAAACAGGGGCATCAGCTCTGAACCTGGTCTGAACAATACGATCCCCATACGCGGGGCAATTTCAGGGGTCAGTAGTGCTCTCACGGTCACCTCAATGAACGGTATCGAGCAGCTTTAACAGCTCAGGGAATCGGGATTCGAAGAAATGCGGCTGCGTCTCGCGCGGATTTGCAGGACTGGTGATGTTCTTGCCGAACATGCAGCCTTTCGCTGTCAGCGACCAGAATTTTTTGATGTTGTTAATCGCAGTGCGGCTGTATCGTTCACGTTGTTCAACGATCCCCAGCTTCGCCATCTGGTGATATGCCTGATTAGCTGTCAGGCGGATACCATACTGCTTCAGCAGTGCACTCAATGATAGCGTGGGGCGGCTTGAGCCATCAGACGCGTCAGCAGGAGCATCAATGGCATAGCGCGGTGCCAGATTCGGTAAGCCAACAGCCTCCTGGAGTTTCTGACAGGCACCAAGCACAGATGAGTTAGACAGGTTTAATTCCCGACGCATAAAGTCCAGCAGAATCACACCAGCCTGCATCTTGTCAGCAGCCTGCCCGGATAATTTTTCCGGTGCGCTGGTTACCATATCGAAAGTACGGATCACCTTCAGATGGAATGACGGGCTGATCCACATTGCATAGGCATACACCAGTTCCTTGCAGACATACGTTCCCCGTTCATTTCCCCCATGAATCACACTCACCGGGTCAACACCCAAATTCTGGGTGTTGGTCAATTCATGAACAAGCTCAACAGTTTGTTGGCTGGAAAGAAACTTTCCCGGCTCCTTGGTTCTGGCATTTGCACCAGATGCTACTGCTGCGCGATGCAGATCGTTCAGGCTGTAACGCCCATAAGCATCACGACGAACTTCAATACCATCAATGACCATCAGATTATTCATACTTCGTTTCTCCTCTTAATCAGGCGGCTGCACCCGCCGTTTTCTCGTACTTACTGATAGTGATCTCGACCTTCCCTTCCGGGATAACCGGTCCCCACTCCACCAGCATTCTTTTCACCTGACTGTCGTCTTCCCACACACCCGCGTGGGTCAGGGCGTCAAACAGCGCCTTGTTATAGTTGTCCAGATCGCGGATCCGGTTATCCGGAGGAAACAACACGATCTCCACTGAAGCAGGTGCCGACGTTGGTTTCGGCAGACGACGTAACTGCTCAACTATTGCTGCGCACGCCGCGCTCTGAAATTTTCGCCCCGCCGCGCTTATCAGGCTCTTACCAGCAAATGCCCCTTTGTTGGGGTGTCGCCAGTACGTGTTCACGCTGGGCGGGAAAGGCAGGATCAGCTTCATACTTTCAGGCCTCTCTCATGTAACCAGTGGGTTGCACGCAGTCTGGCGTTTTCCTCACCGGCAAGCAGTGCGCGGATAATCCCGGCTGCCTCGCTGTCGTCGTCCTTCACCGCGGTATGAAGCGTTATCCCCCGTGCCACGCCACGCTTTATCGTGATGACGCCTTTTTTCTCCAGTGCGCGAAGATGCTCCACCGCTGCATTCACTGAACGGTATCCCAGCATGGTTGCCACCTCCTGATTGGTTGGCGGGAAGCCACGTTCTTGCTGGTAAGAAATCAGCATATCCAGCACCTGCTGCTGGCATTGAGTTAACGTCGTCATGCCGCCATCTCCCTGACCAGTTTTTCCGCCTGCTGGCGAACCTGCGCCAGAAACGCCTCACCACATGCCTCAAGTTCATCGCGCCCGATGTAGCTGATTGCCGGTCCCTTCCAGGTCTTGTCGAAAACAGCAATAGCACCAGCGAAGAAAGCGCCTGTCGGCACCTGCTTCTCATCCTTCGGGATAAACCAGGCAGGCAGTTCAAAACCAATACGCCCGCGAATAAAAGCAATATGGTCCGCATCTTCCGGCCACCACACTTCGCTGGTGGCAGCTTTGATCAGGAAAACATAGCGCCCGCCTTTATCACGCATGGCACTGGCATGCTTCATGATGTAACGCATGCCGGTGATGTATTGCCCCTCATGCTGACTGGCGCGGCTGTATGGGGGATTACCAAAGGCAGCACCTTTAAGCTCCGCAAGGCGTTCTGACCAGTCATGCGCCAGCGCGTTGTCTTCCGCCGTGTAATACGCAGCACATTTGGCGTTATCACCGTCAGTGAACAGATCCAGAACAAACGGGCCAAACAGGGTGTTAATTCCCCAGAAAATGTTGTCCGGCGTGCGCCACTGATCGCCCACTTCCTTCAGTTCATGGGCTGGTTTGTTCCGCAGTTCCGCCAGCGCCTGGCAATATTTATTACTCATTAAGCCCCCACGTAATTCCCTGAGAGATACCACTCTTCACCTGATGCAGCCCGCTTACTGCTTTTCCGTAAACACCGTTCACGACGCGCCAGAAAATTGTTTCGTTCTGGCTGGGAGTGGCTTTCACGGAATGCCGCCATCCACACCGTTGCAGCACGACGGTATAAGCCCCCTCGACTCCAGTTCTTCAGCCTGGCGGGTCAGGCACAAAATCACCCGGGGGTCGTTAGTGCCGACATAGAACTTGCGCACAGGTCTGGTTTCACGAACTGGTTGTGGTTCCGGCTCCTGCGCTCTCTCAGTCAGGCGCGAGAAATGTCTGCGTGTATCTCCTTCACAACGGTGAGCCACACGCCCACTCTGACGTAACTTGCTTGCTGACTGCAGAACGCGCTGCCGTGAGTAACCTGCAAAAGCATCCGCAATGTCTCCGGAAGTACACCCCGGATGGGCTTCAATGAATTTCTGAACGTCATTCAAAAGACTCATGATCACCCCCTGAATCCTGCCGGGATCTGGCTGTAGTCCACGTTGTCGTAACTGGCTTTGAAGTACGGGTCCTCGCGTCTGGCTGCAGATACCGCAGGAACTTCCCAGAATTCTTCGAAATGACGATCCGGACCAAAGAACGTGACAGCCTGTTTCACAAATTGTGTGCCGCTGTTACCCATCGCAGATACCCATCCCGCGTAGCGTTTCACACCTTCCAGCATGGTTTCGGGGTTTACTCCCTCATTCAAACGGGCTTTCCAGGCTTTGAAGGCTGCAGATTTTGAATTGCCACCAGCACGTTTGGGATATACCAGCCATGCCTGCTCAAACTCCGGAGAGTATTCCGGTCGGTTTGAACGAACTCGCACGGACTCATCAACTGATGCACCAACAGCTATTGGTTCATTGACTGGTTCTTTGACTGGTTCAAAAGAGTGACTGGTTCTGGGTGAATCTCCTGCACTACCCCCTGGTGCAACTCCTGCACTACCTGGTGAATTTGCTGCACCAGATAGTGAATTATTTGCACTACCCCCTAGTGAATCTCCTGCACCATCCAGATGAAGGAGATAGATATTACTTGAGTTACCTTTTTCACCTTTCCGGGTGACTTTTTTTACCAGCCCGGACTCACAAAGGGCCGCAATATGATTCATCACAGAACGTTTGCTAATCTCGCACTGGTCAGCAATATGCTGATAGCTGGGCCAGCACTCACCCTGATCGCTGGCATTATCAGCCAGCTTGATCAGAACCAGTTTTCGCAATGGATTACCCACTCGAATTTTCATCGCTTTAACCATCAGCTCCATACTCATGCTGCACCTCCGAGATGCTTCATGTTTTTTCCGGAGCGAAAGGCTATAAGCGGCATACTGACGCGGTAATTACGGCCCAGCGGTTCACAAACCACCTTCTGACATTCACGGTCAACCAGGCTAACACGTAGAACATGCCCTGCAGGCGTGGTGTACCACTGACCGGGGCGAGGACAACGGAAAGTCTGATTGGTAAATCGTTTGAAAATATTCCGGATCATTTGCGCCCCCTTACCTCTGAAGAGTTCAGAGACGAATGAATAAGACGGGCAAGAAATGCCGCATCGTTAATTCGGTCATACAGACTTACAGCCAGAGGTGATTCAGCTTTTTCCAGCATGGGATAAAGCTGCTGCAACCAGACCTGATGAATTGATGAAATGTAGGAATAGAGAACGCTGGCGTTATGTGCAACGTCGCTCGGTACAGCGGGCTTTGAAAGCTGTTTCTCCATCTGGTTAAAGGCATTGATGTATGCCTCTTTGAACTGGGCAGCACGTTTACCCGTGAAACCCATAGCAAGAAACGCAAAGCCATCGCGGGTTATTTGATAGCAAGGTAGTTTGCGGCCTGAAGCGTCGGTATAACCACTTAACACAAAATTGTGTTCAGCAAATTCAGCGGAGCATTCAAGGTTTCGAATTCTATCTAAAACCCGCTCGTGCCGTTTAGTAAAGTAGTTAGCAACTGCAAGAGATGTAGTGACAGCACGACCATTGATGATCGTGATTTCAGGGTGAACAAAGGTTGGGATCGTAGCCATAATGGCAGCCTCGGTAGCAAGCTTAAAAAACTCACCACATAAGACGCCAATCATAGAGGTGGTGAGACGTACAGAGTTGGCGTTACCGGCGGCTACCCTTACCGGCGCATCTTGCGATGCCCCTGTACGCCCCACCATAATTTGGGCGTGACAAAATAATGCGTACAAAAAAACCGCATCTACGCGGTTGTACGCGGTAGCCTTCTCCAGGACGCCAATCCCGGCACCCGCTTTATAAGGTGCCTGAACAGTGTAACGTCCCGGAATGGCAGAATCAATGTGCTGGTGGTCCTTCACACTCAACAAAATCACGCCTGAATTTCCACAAAGGACTAAAGCACTCATGCGGGTAGTCTTTGCGAAGATAGATAACGCGCTGTGTTTCTGGCTCCCAACGAATAACATGGACATAAAGCCCTCTTCCGTCACGAAACCAGCGGTTAAGTTCCTGCACAACTCGCCCCCCACAGTCAGGTAAAGTTCTCTGTGGTTACTTACAGCCAGGTGATTTGGTAATCTGCATTCATGCCGTAACAACAGGTGTTCAGTGACACTGACCACCAGCTGTTGCGACAAACGGTTATTTGCCGTTAAACTGTTCATGCGTTAGTTTCTCCACAGACAGAAGCAATCGACGCCACGACGCCCGGAGCTGCACACTCGCGGGCGTTACTCTTTTCCGGCGCACAAAAAACACGAAATAACAGTGTTAAATGCTCCTGCCACTTCGCCATTACTTGGTAGCTGTTCTCTTCGATTTGCTCACGCTCAGCTTGGTCAATAACTCCATCAGCAGTTGCCTTGCGTAAGTACTGGGAATGCTTGCCAATCCATTCTATTGACTCCATCAGCCGCTGATTAATGTCACCATTGTCAATGTCATCAATGACCACCAGCGGCACAAACACCCCATTACTACGACGGGCTATTGCATCCGTTACATGCCTGGTACCACTGGCATCCTGTAAAACCATGGCCCACTCAAGTGGAAAAATTTGATCCCCACCGCTACGTAGTCTGTTATGCAATTGATCTTTTGCTGGGGTGATATCATCAGATTTATACAAACCAAGAATTTCTGCTGCTTCCTCATAGCCATGAGGTAAATCAGCAATCGTTCTTCGTATTGCTGCCACCAGCCATGCTGGTTGTTTATCAACTTTCCATTCAGGTTCTTTACCCACGGTTAATTCCTCATTTCTGTGGTGTTTTTATGCCGCAGCACTGTTAGTCTTTTGATATAAAGACACGTCAACTTTCAGTTTCCCGTTAGTAATTTTTTCTAACTGGTACGCTCGGCCTTCAGGAATAATCTCAGGCCACTCTGAAACAGACGGATGCTTAATACCTAGGGCTTCGGCGGTTTTACAAACTCCGCCGAAATAATTAATCACGTCGGATTTCCGCATTTCTGTCTCCCGTTAAATTACGTTAAGCAGAAATGTAGGATATCCAACATGCCAATGTCAAGAATCCTACATTGGCATGTGGTAGGATTGCCTACATGATGAACATGAGTGATCGTATTCGCCAAAGGCGAAAAGAACTGAACCTGACACAACAAGCACTGGCTGATTTGACTGGTGTGAACCGTGTCACGGTTACTGGATGGGAAAAGGACGACTACCAACCAAATGGAGCCAACCTTCAAGCCCTAGCCAACGCACTTAAATGCGATCCTCTGTGGCTTGTTAGCGGAAAAGGCTCGCCTGAACCAAAGATAAATCTAAAACCTGAAATATTCGCAGTTAAAAAAGTCCCCCTCATCTCGTGGGTTCAGGCGGGTTCATGGACAATGACGGAGCCTGGTGTCAGGAAAGAAGATGCTGAAGAGTGGGTTTATACTACCGCCCTTGTATCAGAAATGGCATTTGCACTACGGGTCCGTGGTGATTCAATGACCAATCCCCTCGGCTCACCATCGATACCAGAAGGTTCTATCGTTATCGTAGAGCCAGATATTATTGATACAGAGTGTATTAACGGAAAAATCGTTGTTGCCCATATCAATGGTGGGCAAGAAGCGACACTCAAAAAATTTGTTGAGGACTGGCCGAACAGGTATCTCGTCCCACTAAATCCTAACTATAAAACTATTGAATGCGGTGAGAACTGCAGAATAGTTGGTCTTGTCAAACAAGTAATAATGGATTTTTGACACATCTTCCTCACTATCGCAAAACCGGGGTATCCCCGGTTTTTTTATGAGCCTATCTTTTTATGTAGGATAACCAACATAAACTCTTGACACTCACATGTTGGATATCCTACATTTGTTTTTAGAGTTGTGGTGAATGCGCAGGCTGATGCGCGAAAGACATTGCAGCTATTGCGGAAAAGAGCTGTTCGGCGGGGCAATTAAATGCCCGTGAGAGTCTGAAATAACCGCAAGCCGGAGATCAGCACCGGTCACCACAACAGCCACTGCTTTGGCGGTACCAGTTTGTACACTTGCTTCCGGCTGGTACCGCTCTTTTTACAAAACAGAGAAGAGCATCACCGGACGACGGGCTCATAACCCAATCCATCCGGGCGGCTGCCACCGCAGGTGTTCTTCTCTGTTTTGTGGAGAAACTAATATCTTGTGCAGAGGAAAATAGAATGAAATTACCAAAATTTCGTAACGCAATTGTGTACCGAGCAACATTACCTAGTATACAGGCTATTGAAGGGCATCTTCTCGAACTCCCTTATTCTGAAATCGGGGAAACAGAATTTTCACGGTCCTCTTTTGTAGAGAATCCTGTCACTGGTGAACTGGTAACTCCGATATCTGGTGGGTACGCAATGGTAATCCGTCATGATCAGAAAATAATTCCCCGACATGTCGTCATGAAAGAAGCTAATTCTCGAATCCAAACAATCGAAAATATGTCCGGGAATAAATTAAAGCGTGCCGAACGACTGGCCATTATTGATAACGTACGAGTAGATCTATGCAAACAGGCATTTGTTAAGTCTACGCTGATTCTTGCATTGTACAGCACTGATGAGAAATTATTGGTAATCAACACAACCAATAAAATAATAGCCGGTATGGTATGCGCAATGCTGATTAAGGTTGTCGGTTCAGTGAAAACAGAAACAATCAACATCAGTGATATCAAGAATGGACTGACTACACGCCTGAAGAACTACATCAATGGTGCAGCCAATGCATTTGAAGGATTCACTGTCGGGAATTATATTCAGCTATCACGCTACGCAGATCAAAAGGAAATTATTCGCTACTCAGCTGAGCATGAGTCAATTCAAAGCGAACTGGCCGATAGCCTTAGTAGTAGTTTCACTGCTGATAAAATGGAGTTATCCGGTTGCGGTGTGACCTTCATTCTTACCGAAAATTTCCATTTTTCGCGCATCAATACTCAATCTCAGACATTTAATGATGAAGATGATAAAGCATTCCAGTGGCGTCATCAGACTGGCACTGACCTTTTCCAATTCAGCAAGGTAGTTAATTTGATGTGTGACCTTCTTTCTTACAAAGAAGATAAAAGCCAAAATCCAACAACTTAAAAAAATTGCAGCAATCATCCCATGTCAAATGGGCTGGATTGCTGCAATCAAAATTCAGCGCGGTGCAGCGCATATACGTGGAGAACAAAATGTCATTTATTAAAACTTTTTCCGGGAAGCATTTTTATTATGACAGGATAAATAAAGATGACATCGTTATTAACGATATCGCGGTTTCCCTTTCAAATATCTGTCGCTTTGCAGGACATCTTTCACACTTCTACAGCGTCGCCCAACATGCGGTGCTTTGCAGCCAGCTGGTACCGCACGAATTTGCTTTTGAAGCGTTAATGCATGATGCAACAGAAGCGTATTGCCAGGACATTCCCGCACCACTGAAACGCCTTCTTCCTGACTATAAACGGATGGAAGAAAAAATAGACGCCGTAATCCGTGAGAAATACGGGTTACCCCCGGTTATGAGTACGCCCGTGAAATATGCCGATCTCATCATGCTGGCAACCGAACGCCGCGATCTCGGGCTTGATGATGGCTCTTTCTGGCCTGTACTGGAAGGTATCCCGGCAACAGAGATGTTCAAAGTTATTCCACTGTCGCCAGGCCATGCCTATGGGATGTTTATGGAACGTTTTAACGAGTTATCGGAGTTACGCAAATGCGCATGAATGTTTTCGAAATGGAAGGGTTTCTTCGCGGGAAATGTGTACCGCGAGATCTGAAAGTGAACGAAACAAATGCTGAGTACCTGGTGCGTAAATTTGATGCGCTTGAAGCTAAATGTGCAGCACTGGAAAACAAAGTAATACCAGTGTCAGCTGAACTGCCGCCAGCGAACGAAAGTATTCTGTTATTTGATGCTAATGGAGAAGGCTGGCTGATTGGCTGGCGTTCTCTCTGGTATACATGGGGGCAAAAAGAAACCGGAGAATGGCAGTGGACATTTCAGGTCGGGGACCTTGAAAACGTCAATATCACTCACTGGGCTGTAATGCCAAAAGCACCGGAGGCTGGAGCATAATGACCACATTTACCGATAAAGAACTGATTAAAGAAATCAAAGAACGAATCAGCAGCATGGACGTGCGAGACAATGTTGAGCGCCGTGCTTATGAAATTGCTCTGGCATCGCTGGAAGAGGATCCGGTGGCATGGCTGCATTCAGACAATGGCTTAGGTATTCCGGCAATAACCAGAAGTAAAAACGTTGCTGACAGTTGGTTATCAAAGGGCTGGTATGTTCAGCCGCTATATATAGCTCAGCCGATGCCAATACAAGAACCGCCGCAGGAGGTAAAGTGATGAACAACTTAATGATCGACCTTGAGACGATGGGGAAAAATAAGGATGCGCCGATCGTTTCTATTGGCGCAGTGTTCTTCACCCCAGAAACCGGAGACATCGGACAAGAATTCTATGCGGCTGTCAGCTTGGACAGTGCTATGGAGCAAGGGGCCACACCTGACGGCGACACCATCCTGTGGTGGTTGAAACAAAGCCCTGAAGCACGAGCTGCAATCTGTATTGATGATACTTTGTCGATCAGCGATGCACTCTCTGAACTGAGCCATTTCATTAATCGGCACGCAGACAATACGAAATATTTAAAAGTCTGGGGTAACGGAGCCAACTTCGACAACGTAATTTTACGCGGAGCTTATGAGCGAGCAGGACAAATCTGCCCATGGGCGTACTGGAATGATCACGATGCGCGCACGATCGTTACGCTTGGGCGTTCCATCGGATTCGACCCAAAAATGGACATGCCTTTCGATGGCGAACGGCACAACGCCCTGGCCGATGCCCGTCATCAGGCAAAATATGTTTCCGCTATCTGGCAGAAATTAATTCCTGCCACCAGCACAGAATTATAATTTTCCCGGGTGCAGCCGGTTTTGATGGAGAAAATTATGAACACCTTGTTTTTACTGATGGCTGAATTCAATACCCCAAACATTGAACTCTCAGCAGTTAGCCAAAAGTACTTTGGTATGAGTCCAGCCACGGCAGAAGCAAAAGCAAACGCTTGTAAGTTGCCCGTTCCAACATATCGCATCGGCACATCACAAAAAGCAAAACGTTGCATCAATATTCAGGATCTTGCGGAATACATAGACAAAAGGCGAGAAGAAGGACGTATCGAGTGGGAACAGGTCAGAACAGTCAAACAGAAGGGCAAAGAACATCACTAAAGAAAAAACCCGCCTGAAGGCGGGTTTTCAAAAAGCACCAGCTATGATCATGCTGCTTTGCGACGACGAAGCTTACCCTGCTGCTCTTTACCAGAGACAGTAGCGTGAGTGAACGCATTAGGAACAGCCTTCATCAGAACTTCAACAGCAGCCCCCATACCTGCGAATGCTTTCATTGTGTCGAACTTAACCTGTGGCTTGGTTGCTTTTTGATCTTCCATAGAAAACTCCAGAAGCTATACCGAAAAAATTCCTGTTGTTTACTCATCATCAATAGATGATACGCAATATTTATTTTTAAATTTAAGGTTCTTTGGCGTAACTTCATCAGATATATCAAAACCGTCCAGAATTCTATTGAATGTAGCTTCTGGCATATCATCATGAACAGAAATCTCACCCGATCGCTGCTTTCTAACCATGTTATCCACTCGCCAAATTATAGCTTCAGCGTAAACAACATAACTTGGATGCTTGATAAAGCGATGATCACCAGAATTCAAGACGCAAGACGGATCGTGGGGGACACCATCCTTGATACTAGAAATATTAACAACTAAAACACAATAACAATCGTTAACGGGGTAATAAACAGGATCATTACAAATCACATGAAGATGATTGCATGGCCCAGTTGGGGCAAGCACAGTTCCTTTCCTGTATGGCTGATAATCCGTCATGATAATTGCAAAGAAAATTCCTTAAGTTTCTGAGATTCTTCCATTTTGCCAATTATACGATTAGCCTCATCCTCGCTTTTACCCTCACTGATCAGCATTTCTTTCAGGTCTATAGGCTTACGAGAATTGCCAGGATTGTGCCACTCTGGACAAACGCTTTCTAAATGCGTCATGTTTGCGAGATCAAATCGGTTCATATGCCCATACAGAGAATAGATTTCATCTAAAATCCGGATATCTGCACGGCTCAACTCATCAAAGACCTCGTCTGCATCCATTTCCCTCGGATCTGAACGCAACAACACATCATGCCCGTTCGTCTCTATCAAGTTGTACCAGTAGTCACCAATGCCTTCAGCCTTACCACGAATCAAGTTCAGCGTATTCGACATGACCGGACCAAATTTCATAGAGTAAAGGCTATCTTCGCCGATCATCCTGCCATGCTTCAAAATCGACTTGCGGTTAGACAGATAGAGCAGCTTCATCAATTTCAGATATGCCATGCGCCCACCTCGCTTAAGAAGTAGGTATGCAGCCATTTGAGCTACTTTTTCTTCGCAAAACATATAAGAAACCTCAAAGATAGTGAACTTTGTAATTATTCTCGATACTTCATGGGTTGCTTCATCACCAACATGAGCTTCTTATGGTTTGCCCACTTAGGCCTAAGCAACCAGTTACCTTGTTTGTCAAGTTTATAGCTGGCTTTAATCATGGTCAATTGAAGTGATGAGCAAATGATGCTTTCTAAGAATAACAGGTTCCCAATAGGCTCCCACAGAGTATATAACTACTTGTTTTTCAACAACGATACATCCTATCGAGCATTGGTGCAACGCTAAACCGACCACTCCAGTGAACGTCAGTTTTTTCAGGCATTGCGCTGGTTTGGTTGATTTTTTGCATTTCAGAATTACCGTGCATTTTCAAATGTAGAGATTATTTTATCGATATATCATTGGGTTATGTTATTCAGCATCACTGTTCAGGAGGCTCAATAGCGGGGTACTATACCATAACAACAGGAAGCGCCTGTCTCATTGCAAAAGAAAATTGAGATCAAATCAAGGCATGAAGCTCTCACGAAGTGATGGAAATAATCTTATTAGCCGTTAGCCTTGTTAAGGACAATGATAAACAATCCAGGTTCGACGATAAATAAAAAATCACACATTAAACTCCGGTGATATCTCTTCCTGCTAATGGCACTGATAGAAGAAAAAAGAACCCAATAAGTATTAGGTTCTTTTATGTAATGCCTTCCATACCATCGAAGAACTTCACATATTATTTCGCCGATTTAACCCCGAACAAATCATAAATTAAATTAGAAGTATCTGTAAGTATTTTAATCTTTTCCTTTGAGTTTGGGTCAAACGACTTAGCAAAGTCAATTAATTTCGGTGCAGCATCTCGCATTTTGCTTAAAATATCAGGTTCGAGCTTTCCTTCATTCACCAGAAGTGACATTTTATCCAGATAGTCATCAAATTTCAT